GGGTCTAAGTTGGCAGGTAATACGAAAGGTGTAGTAGGTGAACCGAGATCTGCAACCTGTACGCCGTCAGTATCGATGATATACAGCTTAATATTGGATGCAAGGCTGTCAAGATATACGCTGATTTTATCCGCTCCGGCTACCTTCTGGTGGTAGTATTTCTTATCCTGGTAGAATGTCTTTATTTGCTGGTGAAAGAACCCCTTATCAAATGGGTAGGTGTTGATACCTGCAGGCAGGGTATAGTTAACAGGCGTGAACCTGAGCGGGTTTAACGGCGGTATCCTGCGCGACTTCTGTATTGCCATAAGATGTTATTTTTAAGGAGTTCCGGGGAATATTCCATAAAAGACATTGTAAAAGTATGAAATTTGTAAAATAAGTTTACATTTTTAGGAATTAACATTTATAAGAACAGTCCGGCTCACTTTTTGTTATATTTGCTATATGAGATATATAGCTATTATCGCGTTGCTGGTGGTTGCTGGATGCAGGAAGAGTAACTCTAACGAAAACAGGCACAGCTACACAGTAACACATGAACAAAACATTTTTTATTACATAGATACTGTAGATTCTTTTTTTCCCGTTGAACAATCATTCTATGTTTCGTCTGATGGTGTAGTAAATAAGAATTTGCATTTTGTTAAATATGGTGTTAAGAAAACATATGCTACTGAAATAGTTCATGGAATGAATTCATTGGATATGGGAAACTATAAATCAGCGATTGATCATGATAGTTTTTATCATTACAAAGATGATACAATTGCTAAAATGTCAATTTATATTTCTGGGTTTAAACTTGTAGAATAACTACATCAATCCTGAAATATCGGTCAGCGGTGAACACAACAACTTAAATTCGTAAGTATCCCTTTTGCCATCTACAATACCGGCTTCCAACACAAACCCATCAAGCACATATTCTACCCCGCGGCGTATCATTGTGTGCCTGAATACACCATATGGATTAGTTGCCATCAATTCAGGTAGGTTAATAGGCACCTCCGCTTCAAATTCAAATACAAAGGGCTTAAATAGAATATCCTCTCCTGTTCCGTCAGGTGTCAAATCCATATCCTCACTTTCGCTCACCACCGGGCCGGTGTACATTGAACTGATCAGGTCTTTATTTTTTGTACCTGTTTTGAACTTAAGAATAGGGTTTAATATACCGTAGTAAAGCGATTTGAGCCATGGTTTTAACCTGCCAAGCTGCCGCCATGGTGTAAAAGGAACATTATACACCGTGGGCCACACCGAAGCTGGCAATCCGGCCGTAACTGTTTGAGCCCGGTCAAGCTGGTAGGGGTCAGGCGATATTCCATCAATAGCCAGCCTATTACCTGAGGACTGAAACTTATAAGTTTCATTGTCGTTTTCGCTGTCGGTTGTTTTTTTGTTGGCCAGGTTTGCCCGTACATACTCCGCATCATAACACCCTGTACGATATTCCGTTTTATAGTCAATATCCTTATGCACCCTTGTTACAGGTGCTTGCAGTATATTTTCTACGTTGAACTCAAACCTACCATTTACTTCATCATATATTTTTGTGGTGTAACCCGCCTTTATCTGGTTCCCTATGTAGTCCTTATACGGTGTCATTCTCCAGTTGGTGATATTGCCGCCAAGGTCTTCTATAAGCACATCCTTCTGGTAGAAATGTCTTAAATGCTCCAGCCTCAATATTTCGTTTCCATCATCATCGTATTCAATACCAATACCGGCGCAATTACTTACCAGCGCATCATTGGCAAATGCTTTGATATTGGTTTTTATACTCGGGTCGGTTGGGTTACCTTCAGCATTTACATATAGCTCACGCAAGGCATCTCCGCTGGTAAAGAATGTAAATTTTGGATTCAAGTTATATACCTCAGGACCGGGATAAACATCGGTAGTAAGCAGGTCGCTTTTCGGGTCTATGGCCGTCTGCTCAGTGAGCGCATGGAATAGCTTACGGAACACCTGCCATTGAGATAGGGCACGGCATTTTGTATCCGGCTGGCGATATTCAAATGATATTTGAAGGTCTGTAGGTTCAGAATCAAGTGTTACCTGCAATTGAGAACTAGTGCCAGCCGCTTGTGATGTTGCGGCGGTAATACGGAAGGCAATAACCAGCATATCGCCTATCAACAAATTTTCTGTGTGGGACAGTATTCCGGTACTTAATGTGCTGCCTATTGCGCCTGGTGATATAGCGCCTGCGGGATCTGTCCATATAACAGTATCGCTTACCAATGTTGCAGATGCCAGACTTTCACCCCTGTAAACTTTCGCATGCAGGCTTAGTGTCAGATTTTGTGTGCTTATAGATGCATTTGCTATCGTCTGGAAATTGAAAGCCCCTGTGAAAGTCACGGTACTATCTTGCACTGCTTTCAGGACGTACATATTGGTTAGAACGCCGCCGCTCCACGTATCAACAGCGGCTCCCATCAACGGGCTATTATTGACAGCAACCGTATATTCACCCTCACGATTGATGTACACCATTCCGGCCGCTTGCTCCTGAAAAGGACGTGCTGGCGTATCTGTTAGCACTATATCTGCCGTAGCTCCGCTGCCCTGTGATTGGTAGTTGTACTGCCCCAATAGTAATACGCCTCCGGGGTCTGGTCCGGGATCACCACTAATCCATATGTAGTCTGCTGTTGTGTCCGTTGCAGGGTCGCCAATAGGTATAGTAAAATCTATTGTATCATACGCCTGTAGCCTTGCAGATAGCCCTCCCTGCATTAAAGCTACACTGACATACAGCATAGAATTTTGATACTGGCTGAAATCAATAGCACATACACCACGTGCTTCATATTCCTGGCTATCTGTATTCAGCTTCAATATCTCTAGTTCGCAAAGAGCTTCTATGCTTCCCTGTGTATTGAATACATAACGAAGAATAGCAGCTCCATACTTACCAACCTTCAGCGCCTCAGGCATATAGCTACGGAATACTCCATGGTAAGTGCTATGCCGCTTCCATTGCATTTGTAGCTTATCCCAATCAACAATAGATTCCTTAGTATCTACCGGAAATGAATCAGTAGCCACATTACCAGCCGCATCCACATAGTAGTATGTAGTATCATCTTCGCGCAATCTGAATTTATAGGTTGGCTTCATAACTAAAAGTTGTCTGATAAATATGTGTAATAACTGTTGCCACGCTTAACCACCTTCTTAAATTCGCCGTTTGATGCTATGAATTGCGTTTCCGGCTTATTCCTTATGGCTGAAGTGATGCGGTCTGCCGTTTCCCGCAAATCCGCCCGTAATTCATCCAGGTTACCATTCTGAGGGGTTACAATACCAGCCAATAGCTGTGGTGTCATGAATCCCATACCACCTGCTACCATTTGAGCTTCTGGAATTACCCTTGTGTGCCTTGGTAGATTCCTCACATGCGTTCTATCTGTGAAGTATGGCCTCTTACCTGGCTCAAATACATACTCAGGCTTATCACCAATAACAGCAGGACCACCAGGGTGACCTACAGCATCTTCCGGTGTACCTTGGCCGTATTGAGGAAGAGGTTGAGCATAAATTGCAGCTATTTGAGCAGCGCCAATGGCACCTATAACACCCATAGGAATTAAAGAGTAAGGCCATTTGTAATCATGCGAAGCTCTTGTAATACCGGCCGCTGTATTCTCTACAACCCTTAATGTGGCAGCTACACGGTCAGCTATGGCCTGCTCGCGCTTCATGCGGCGCATTTCAGCCTGTATTTGTTTCTCCTGCTGAGCTGTCTGAGCGTTCAATGCCCGAATCTGAATTTGCTTTTTCTCATCAGATTGCATTGTTTCGTTAATAGCATCTATCTCAGCATCCCTACGGGCTTTTATACCGTCTAATAACTGCTGTTGGTACTCTATCTGCTTCTGGTAATATGCATCTACAATGGCTTGGTTCGTATCAATAGCCTGACTTACAGCATCACGAACCAACTGCTTCATATCGTCGTGAACTTTCTTCTGAGCTTCACGCTTTTTCCGCTGTTCATCTTCATAGTTCTTAGCATCTTGAGCATACAGATTTGCCAAATCTGAATTTGCCTTGCTAATTAGAGCTAGTATTTGGTCATTGCCGGGATACACCTTCAGCATCTCTTCATAAAAAGCCAAATGGGCCAGAAGAGATGTTTTTACAAACCTGCGATCAAGGTCTTCTTTACCTTTCGTATATACTTCATAGGATAATAGCCCGTCTTGATATTGTTTATTCAGTACATTGAGTGCTGATGTGCGTTGGTTTTGCATATCCATTTCAATGTCTTTCGTGATGTTGAGGCGCTCTTGAAATTTTGCCTCCCTTTCAGCATCGTACTGTTCGCGGGATTGCATGCGGTGGTAATACTCCCGGTCAATATCAAGATCTACCTGGTGCTCTTTTTTCTTTGATTCCCTTGTTTTGCCCTGCAACGCAGCTCTTTGGCTTTCCAGCTTTGATAGCTCTCTATCGTACCCTACCTCTGAATTAAGAAGCTTCTGCTTATCTTCCAGTAGCTTGTTAAGTATTCCTTGCTGCTTATTAAATTCCTCAGTAGCCTTAAATTGAACATCAGGGAATACATCCTTTCCCTGTTTCATCCTGTCTATATCAGACTGCTTAATGTTGGCAAGTTTTGCCCGGGCTGCCTCAACAACCGCTTCCTGTTTTTTGATTTCCAGATCATTCTTTGCTTGCAGGTCAATATTCTGCTTTTGTACAGAACGCCCTTTATTTATCGCCGTCTGCAATAGCAAGTATTTGTCCATTGTAGCCAATTGCTGCTGCATTCGCTTAGTACCCTCTGCTGTCTTGAATCCCTCTTGATCTAAGTTATCCAGAATATCTGGCGCAATGCTCTGTAGTTGCTTATATGCAAGGAAACGCTGCGAAAGTGTCTTCGTCTGGTCTTGCATTATTTGAACCTGGCTATGAGCCTTTGATATATCGAACTTGGCATCTGCGGCTATTGATGCGGCAACGGTATTGCTGTTCTCAATAAACCGCTCCATTTGGTTATTGTATTCATCCAGGCTACTAGCCGCTTTCTTCGTTTCATTGTCTGCCATAGCCATACGGGCCGCAAGGATAGTAATTGCCGAAACGCCCAAGGTAATAAGGCCGTTCACACCAAATATGGCAAGTCCGAGAGACTTCCATACCGGTATTGCTTTTTGGCCGGATGCTACTGCGGCTTCATTCTTTTCCTTCAGGTCTTTGATGGCATCACCCAACATGGGTATGTTGTTTGATAAAGATAGAATACCTGTACTGGTGCTGTAGGCAAATGATGGCAACTCCCTGAGTACCTGGCTAACGGCAAACGTAGCCCTACCGCTTGAATTCATGGCAGCTGCATTCTTAGTTGCAGCATCGGTTGTACCTGCAATAGCCTGCTTTACAGTAGTGATATTAACTTTCAGTGCCATTGCCTGCTGTTGCAGGTCCTTGAATTCCTGTGTATCCTGTTTGCCGGCCTGAGCTAATGCAGTCATAGAGTTGGTAAGGGTGTTGAGCTGAGCGGAAGTAGGGCCCATTGCAGAAGAGATCTCCGTAAGCTTGTCCTCCATATCCGCATATACCTGTGTATTCTGCAGGCCGGCTTTAGCCATTTCGTCCAGCTCCCGCCTGAGCGTGGTCATTTGGGCCATCATCTCAGGATAGTTACCGATGTTTATCTTCTGAGCGGAAAGAGCATCAGAATTAGCTTTAATCCAGTCGTTCTTACTGTTTATTTCTGCTTTTAGCTGCTCTGCCCTTGCTTTTTGGGTGGTCTGATTCAGGCTATTATATTCCTTTGTAAGCTGTTTTACTATCAGCAATTCCTTGGCAATACTACCTTCAGCAGCATCTTGTATCTGTACCTTTAGCCTCAATGCATCATTCTGAGCTTTGATAGCCATATTGAGCTTCAAAGTTTCCTCATTCAGCGCCTTTACGGTGGCTGTGGTCTTGGTGTTCACATCAGCAGCTTTTGCCGTTGTTTCCACCATATCTTTTAAGTTCTTGGTGCCGCCCAATTTATCATACACATCCTTACCCGCTTTGCTCAGCAGCTCCATAGATGCAGTGAGCACCGGCAATTCTTTCTTCAGGTATTCAACATCATTCTTGAACCCTTCGGCAAACAGTTTATCTACATATTCGAAGTTCATTTTTTACCGTAGGTGTTTTTAAGTGATTCGTTGTATTGAACCATTTCGTTAAACAAAATGTCGAACTTGTAAAGAGAGGTGCTTTCCGGGTCAAGTGTTCTGTTGCCGCCGTTGCGGTTGATATACTGCTCCACGGCATAGAACGCACGCATATACGCCTCTTTCGATGCTTTACCGGATTTGGCATTGTCCCTTTCCTGCTTTTCAAAGTCCTGCTTCGCTTTCTCCAGGTGGAAGTTGTCGCTTTGCAGGGACCGCTCCACATACTCTATATCCTCGTATATTTTATCGGTAAATGAGCGCTTATAACCCCAATCCTTAAGGAACTGTGTCCACTTGATGATGATATCGGGCGTGAACTCCATCGGCAATGACAGCATCATCCTTAATCCCTCACAGATGCCGCTCACAACGTTTATACGGCTATTCAACCGCTCCATCTTACACACTACATTGATGTATTTCAACGCATCTTTTGAGCCAATAAGCTCATAATGCTTGCTCAATACTGTTATCCAGCAGATGAACAGGGTGCGTTCGTCCGGCTGGCCGGCTACTATTAGCGGAGTAAGGTCATGATTGACAGCACACTTGAGAAATGCTGAATATGATATCTTTTCCAGATCATCACACAAAACAGGAACTTCCGGAAGCTTTTCCGGTTCTTTTGTATGGTTTTTCCTGTTTTTATGCCTGAAAAATGACATTTATTTACGTTTATATTGCAATATCCTTGGCTCATTAAAGCGGCTCAAAGCCTCACTTATAGCCCGGATAGTACGGTTGTTCTCCTTGATTTTATCTGCAAGCTCTTTCCATCTCTGATTATAGTCAGCTGCAGAACTGTCCAGCTTATTCATCTCCATGTATAAGCGCCTATTTTCCGTCACTAGTGAACTCTGACTCATGATCTTCTATTTGCGGCGTTTCATCACGCCAGATGAACCGTAAAAACAGGAACAATGCACCTACGCTGGCGCAGATGATGAACACATACCGTATCAAATCCCACAATGTGAACAATTCGTTATCCATTGCCTGTTATACCTACTTTTAAATGATCAGCAACAGCCTTTACCATATCCCCACGCAGGTATTCCTCATACGCTTCCTTCCTGGCATCGGGATTTAGCCCTATGGCTGTTCCTTTAAATGTCTTTTCAATGTTCGCAGCAAATGGAGCGCTGGCATCTCCTACCAGCTTATTTGCCTCCACTTTGAACGATATAGAACTGTGATAGCGGCCAATGATGAACAGGTTGGGTACATCGAATGGCGTTTCCGGTGTTATCTTCTGCTTCCACCGGGCGTATGCCAGTGCCGCCTGAGGTGTCTTGAAGAATGGGTTCTGGCTATGCCTTGGTGTAAGGAAGTCACCGGTATTGCTTTTACCCTTCATCAGCTGCTTGCGGTTGAGCTCTGTAAGCTCATCGGTATGGTTGGCAACAATAGCACTAGCCAGGACGTTAAAGTCCATGCTCTGTACCCTACGGTTCATTTCTGCTATTGTTGTTGACATATCTTAAAAAAGGGCGGGCATAGTACCCGCCCTTGTCAGTTGTTGAATGTTATGGTTTAGTTCTCCTGCTCCGGCGATACGGGCGGAGTGTCTGCTGACTTCTTACTTGTGCGTGCAAATGGCTTTTTAGCCGGAGCTGGCTGCTCTACCTCATCAGCAGGAGCGCCTTCAGCTGCCTCTTTTTTGCATGCCTCATATATCTTATTGATCTCTTCATCTTCACAGGCAGGATTACAACCTAATGTGCCCTTTACCTGTGCTGTGAATTGCTCAAGAGATAGACTTGCAACGCCTTTAGCATCGAAGCTTAGTTTTTTGCTGTATTGCATGATCGTTTGTTGAAAAGGTGAAAAATAGCAGGGCCATTACAGCCCTGCCGTTTCTATTAGTCTTCCATCGTTACTACGAGCTCATTGCTCTCGAAGTACTTGATGCCAGCACCGGAAAGTGTGCTCACGCTCTTCAGGCGGATGATCATCTCAGCACCGTCGCTCCAGCCTGCACCTGTACCGGCAAAGGTGAACTTCGCCATGCCATCAACGACAGCTACAGATGTAAGGTTGATAACGGTCGAGCCTGAGGTAACATTCTCATACTCGAAAGATGCAGATACGATAATACCAGGAAGAGCCTCGCACAGGTTGACACCGCATGCAGTTACGCGAACAGATATCACCTTTGCCACCATCACACCTGATGCGGCAAGCTCAACATCCTGAATCTGGTATTGGTTGACAATACCGTCCAGGTCTTTGTTGGTAGCGATATAATATGCGTTCTCGTTCTCTTCAGATGCCTTGGCATATGTCAGGTTGAGCCTGTAGCCGGTGGTATTGCTACCGTTGGCTTGCACCATGTTCTGAACAGTGATGTCGCTCAGCTGGAATCCTTTTACCCCTGACACAAGGCCGGTAGTAGGGCTCACGTAGTTTGTGCCACGGAATATGCCTTGGTTATCGATCTCCACCCATTTGAATTTGCGGTGTTTGCCGTCAAACGTTTTGAGCTTAGCCCAGAAGTCCACGCCGCAATTCGCCAGGTGGTATTCTTTCGAGATGGTAGCATCACGGGTCTTGAACTTGTTGCCGTAGCCCTTAGTTTCGAACTGAGTATCTTCGCCTTTTGGGTCGAAGCCCTCGAAGTTACCTACATAGAAACCACGTGCTTCAGGGTCATTGTTGAGCAGCAATGCTTCCAATGCATCCTCAAGAGCTGCAATACGCTCAGCATCTGTGTCAGACACATTGAACTCGAGCTTCCAGTCCTTGGTAGTGAATATGCCGGATATGATAGGTCCCATATTCAACACAGCGCTACCCTTTCCAAGGTTGGCAACGCGGTTGTCGGCACCCAATCCAATAATTGTATCCATTTTCTTTTAATTTTTTGTTGTGATTAATGTTGTTTGGTAAGCAGAGCGGGTTAGTTACCTTCCGTCAGTTTGCCTACATAGGTTGCAGTAAACGTTCCTGTATGATCACCCACCACCCTGAGATATGGGAAGTTCTGAGTGTTTCCATGGACTATCCATGTGTAGTTAAGAGAGCTTCCGGGTACTGTAGTAGAAGATGCACCTACACAACCTGCACATAAAGCTGTAACACCCGTAAGGTCTTTCCAATTAGCTGAAAGCAGACCTCCTGTAGTGTCCAATGCCCCTTGCAGCTTCATAGATGTTGCTGTAATTGAGCCGCTAAGCTGTGTAACCAACACATTGACAGTCCTTGTTTTTGTAGGGTCTGGCGTATAAGCCCAAACATACCCGGTATCCCTGTTACGGGCACCGGCACCTGTAAGAGTGTCAGCAGATGTGCTTTGTGCTTGTGTGTACCTTACTCCCTGTGGCGTAGCTTTACGCATAACAATAGCTGTGTTTACCAATGCTATTGCACTGGTAACCACCAGCAGCAACAGCGCAATAATTGCAATTCTCTTTTTCATTTTATGAAAGTTGTTTTAAAGATTTAATAAATTAATTGGTTGAAAAGTTTTGTACTCAGTCTGGTTGATATCGAACTCGTCGTAAACATCATCATTAGCCTGTAGGAATTCCCACATTTGCAGCGTGAATTCCACCATCTCATTCCATGCCCTGGATTGCTTTAGCTTCTGGTCCGCGTTCGCTGAATTTTCAGCGGTTCCCTTCCTTTCTCCCATAGGAGTATTGAAAGAAACATTGTCGCGGTTGAACCAGTACCATACATAGTTTGCTATCGGATTACCGGTAGCAACCTTCAGGCCGGGGAACTTGCGGGTATAGCCGTTGCTGTTCTCATACTCCGCACCATTCAGCAGGTCACCGAAGCGGCCTGTGCTTATGGTTGGGTATCCTGAAGCAGCCTTCAGCTCTTTGTAGAGCGGGTAGCCTAACGCCTTCAGCAGATAATCATCTTCATACTTAGTTATGAATTTGTTTATCTTACTTTGAACGGTAGTATCCTCTGTGCCGGAGATATTAAGCTCCCCGCCATCAAAGCTGCTGTATGTGATGATGTTTGGCATTGTTCTACTCTACCTGTTTTGCTAACTATGAGCTTGCTGTTTTGGTGATTTCTGCAATAGCTGCTTCTACATCTGTACACTTCATGAATGCATTAGTGTCTGTGTTGCGCACGAAGAAGTTCAAACGCATTGTGCCTTTGATAGTCACCTGATCTACTTCGAAGTCGGTACCGTTGTTGTACGCCATTTCCAGCGTGATACCCTTGCGGTAGATGATACGGCCCTTAGTGCTGTCCAGCACGTAAAGTGTGTTGGTAGTCACCAGTGGGTTAGACCTTACCTTCATACCGTGTATGGTCCACTCGCCGTTATTGTTGGTAACGAACGGAGGCAGGATGTACTGGCCGGTAGTGTCTTTCTTCAGGTTGTTCAGGAACACATCGTAGCTGTTCAGCAGCACGGTATCAGGCATAAAGGCATTTGCCTTACCCAATGCAGTGATTTGAGCAGCCATGATCAGTATCAGGTCAAACACATTCGCATTCTCTACAGTACCTGCAGCAGCTGGGTAGTTGCCGGATGATGCAGTTGATGCGCTGAATGTACCTGCGTATGTGTCGATACTGTTGCACTCAGGGCTTGAACCGGTACCGCTCAATATCTGAGAATCAGCCTGCAATGACACAGAGCTTTCAATCAGGTTCCTTACCTCTGCATCTACGAAGTCGTAGTCAGCAAGCATATCAGATGATACATTGATCAGGTCTTTTACCTTCATGATCTGTACGTTGCGCTCTTTCCAGGTCACCTTAGTGGTAGCGCTCATTGTGTTGGTACCGTAGATGTTCTGAGCGTTACGAACAACAGTTTCCTGGTCCATGTAGCGCACATATTCTTTCGTTGTAGGGAAAGATGGGAACAGGTCCAGCAGGAAAGGTTTACGAACCGGCAACTGGCCAATGCCTGGTATGCGGTCGCCTATGGTATGTGTCGCTACATCGGTAGGCGCTTCACTTGCCATAGATTTCACTTCCAGTTCCAGCGTAGGAACAGCTTTTGAAGCGAATTGCGCGAACGTGTTCTGGTTACGCACATCTTTACCCTCTTTCAGGGCAGCAATGATGGGAGATAAGCCTTTTTCGCTTTTTATGCCGGTATCTTCGATTTTCTGAAGCTTCTGAGCGATACCTCTGTAGGCTTCGTTCAGCTCTTTCAGGCTGGCTTTCTCTTCAGTGGTGAATTCTGCCGTAGAATCCGTTTTTGCCAGGAAGCTTTTCAGTTTTTCATCCAATGCTTCTTTTTCAATGAAGCTTTTATGGGCCTCATCCTGCAGTTCGATGAATGTTTTCATGTTGTCAGGCAATGCATCCCACTCTCCTTTCTTTTTGAGTTGGGCTACCATTGGCACAATAAGTGCGTAGCTGACAGCTTTTTTGGCATCTTTACTGCATATAGCAGCAGCGCCCATTATACCGAGAAGGCTCAACCCGAGTATCAGGTTCTTAGTGCCTTTGCGGATTTGAAATGTGAGCTTTTTCATTTTTTAGTTGTTATTTTTTAATGAGTTAACGAATGAGAAATCAACTGACTTTACTACTTCTTTTGGCGGCTCTGCATGCTCACGTGGTTTATCCGGCGTGGTTGTGTGGAGTGCTATATATTTCGTGATCAATTGTCTTACTTTAAGCCCGTCTTCATACGGTAGGTTCTTGATGAACTTATCCGCATCACGGTTCAATTTATTGAGGGCGCTTTCTACTTCGTCCATGCTCTTCATGCCCTCGAATCCTGTTTCTTCGTTGCAGCCAAACGACACAACGGATATTTCAAACAGGTTTATTTCTTTTACTACAAAACATTCTTTTTCGCTGTCCCATTCACAGTTCTGCCATACATACTGGTAGCCAATAGAGAACTGGTTGAGTGTGCCAGATTTCAATTGCTCGATAGCACGATCACCTTCCGGTATCTTGTCAACCTCCGCCTCGAAATACAAGCCTTTATCATCCTCCAGGATCTTTGTGATGCGGCCTAGCGGCTCATCTGTATCATGCATCCACAGGAATATTATCTTCCTGTTTGTTTTGCTTTCTGGTCCACGTTCACTGATAGACTTTGCACAACATCCCTTAATGAGCATGTCCCGTGCACTGTCAATATTGCCCCATATAGCAGCATAGCCGCTGATGATGCGGCTGTCTTCTGATACCTTCACCTCAGTAGCGGCAAGCGCCTTATACTGGATAGGCTTATTACGCTTTTCAGCACCCGGATATGATTTACTTAACACCATTGCCGTTATCGTTTTGAGTTTGTGAATTATTGGCATCAGCAGCGCCGCCCCTGCCTAACTTCAGTATTGATTCCATTTTAGCAAGCTCCATGTCGTCCATGTCGAACACCAGCTTATCGTACATTGTATTGGATACCTTCTCCAGCTTGCAGCCGATGCGCCAATCGTTTAGCGTGATGATGCCGTTAAGGAATTGAAGCTTGAACGTCTGGTTATTCTTCCAGTCCACATCAGCCTTTTCCTTCAGGTTTTCCTGCAACAGGTTGACGTGAGAGTAGTCCACATCCAAATACAGCCCACCTTCTTCAAGCTTGAGCCATGATGAAAGCGACTGGTAGAAAGACCGTGCACGTGGTATGGCTATGTTTTCAAATACAGATTTCCGGGCCTGCTTCTGGTTCTCGTATGTAGCACCCTCAGCATCTGGCATTAATTCACGTGGAACATTGTATAGGGCGAATATGGCACCGCAAAGCATCTTGTACATTTCCTTGGGCTGCAAGTCCTGTATGTCTGCTCCCGCCTTTTCATACCTGATGTTCTGGTCTGTAACGCCAAATGGCACCTGAGTTTTACCAAAGCCATAACGCTTGATAACATCTTCAATGATCTTATCCTTTTCCGGTGGTGTCCATGCTACATTTCCACCGGCATCACTTGCATTTGATACCCACATACCACGTGGCCCACCCTTGGTATATATGGCACCAAGAGCCATGTATATAGCCGCAATAACCTCTACTGCCTTCTTCTCAGCAAGCATAGGAGAGCGGCCAAGGATATTCATATCAGCAGATACAAGGCTGTTGTGCTTAGTGTACAGCACCTTCTCAGGCGCTATCTTAACGTATGTCCCGCCACCATCAGCAACATTGAAAGACTTGATGAGGTCGCTGATAGTAGTTGCTGTCAGCAGCTTAACATTCGCACCATAGTCAACCGTTACAGTATCAACCAGCAGGTTTTGTAGCGTGGCAATATTCCTGTAGCTAACGGTAAAAGGATCTGGTACATTGCCGTACAGCATGCTTTTACCTGTTACAAGCTCATAGCAAACCATCTGGTAAACCATTTGCTGCCAGTTCTGTAGCGGGTTTGGAGTGCCTAAAAGCTTATTGAGGTATTCATTGCTGTAAACAACAGCATCTGAGCTTATGCGCTTCACCACAGGCTTGCCATCTGCTACTGCCCGGGCAATAATGTCAATGGGCGTGAATATTTCACCTACCGTATGGAATAGCTCAATAAGGTATGAATCGCTGTTTGCCCCCCACAGGAAAGAAAGGTCTGATGCCTCCCCGTTTAAAAAGAATGTTTTGGGCGGAGCTTGCCAGGATATATCATCGTGAGTGATGAATTGGGCTGACTTCCTAGCGGCGACTATCTCACCTACGGCTTTATAGCCGCTCCACCGCGTGCGTATGTCCTTGAAAAAGCCCATTTGAGTGTTATTTGCCGGGGGTACGCCTAATAAGTTTAGCGCTGGCACTTGGCGTATATCCCCGGCAAGACGTTACAAATGTAAAGTAATTTTACATTTTAGGAAATATTTTTTATACATTTGTGCCGGCGACGTAGAGCAGCGGTTAGCTCGGGAGGCCCATAACCTTCAGGTCGTAGGTTCGAATCCTATCGTCGCTACATACTGAAAGCCTGTGACCACCTTAGGCAAGTGGAACGCCTCGATCACCTCGGGGCGTTAGATTTTCACCCAACCGGCCACAGATGCCTGAACACACCTCGGTAGAATGCAGATACACCCGCGCACCCATCCGGCGCATCATCATGGTCTGCTTTACCCTCCCCTTCCTGTATCATCCTGTAAGAAGTGAGGTTGACCATAAACTTGCGGTATTCCTTGCTGCATGTCTGCCAGTCCTTGCGGAATACGAAGTTGGCACGTATGAATGAGGACTGAGCCAGTATGCGGGTATGCTTGTTGACATTGTTCTGAACTAACAAGTACAGGCAGTTAGGTACACGGGTCTTTATAGCAGCTTTCACTCCATTCCCGAAGTCAGTAAAGAACTTGAAGTTAGCCTCTATTGCCCCACGCTGGCATTCATGCTTTACCACCAGGTCTATTGTTCTCGGCCCGTTCAGGTCTATACCGTCAGTATTGTAGATAACCTCGTCAATGTATATGCTATTGCCTACCAGCTTGGCAATGATGTTGCAGTAGTCGTCGCCTCCTTTGTTTGCAGGATCTGTATAGCTGAATGCATAGTCAGGCTTCGTCAGGTCTATTTCGCCCGGTGTGAAGTATCGTAGATCCTGCGAAGCGAACATAAGCCCCTCTCTGCTTCTCGGGTTCTGCTGCATCTGCCTTTGGAAGAATATCCTTACTTCCGGGTCTTGGTGGTTCTCCATAGCCAGCAGATCAGCTACGGTGTGCTTTGTAGGGTCAAGGCATGTCTGCTGTCCGTTCTCATCGTAGAACAGAGCCGGCATATCTACTACCGTCCAGTCGCCACCATCCTCTACACGCTTCTCATTCTCCAGCACATAGCCCACAAGGTCCAGTTCGTGTAGCCGCTGCATGATGATGATGATAGGTGTTTTCTTGCTGTT